CTAGAAATAACTGTTGGAACAGTGTCACTTTTGGCTATAGTGTTCCACAAAGAATATCTCTTCAACAAGGGTCTAAAAGAAGTGATGGCTTCACCCATGAACACCTTGTTCAAATTAGAATCTTCGGCTGGTGGTAGACCAATAATCGTGGATAGTGCTTGTTGCGGCGCATCAGGTTCATCCGTACCCATCGACTCCGGAACTTGTTCTCCAGACTGCGGTTCTAATATCTCACCACTCTGTGGTTTTAATACAAAGTGTTGAAAGTAATCATCAGGAACTGCTACTTCAAAGTCATCTCCCATGGATACGAATACATTAACTTCAATGTCATTTGTCACTGTACTATTTGGTGTAGTAAGTTCATTCACAACAATGATTCCAATCACGCCATTTCCAGGTCCTTTTGAAGTGTATCGAGTAGTGCTATACATCTCAGTCACTCCATCTTGTCCGGGTAAAGCATGGTTGAGGAAATTTCTTTCTTGTCCATTACCAATTTCAATCGTGAAGTCTTGTTCTTCAGAAATGTCTACAATCTTGAGATAATTGGTATTGTACTCGGAAAAACCTAGATACGTGTTATTTGCAATAAAATTTGGATCATACACGATCTTAAGTCTTCCTTTGTGAAAAGCAGAACACACAATCTGAAAACGAAATTTCATGGATCCCTTCCAATGCTGAAATGGCAACGCGGCCATTGCACAAGCAGGGAAATGCAAAGAAACAGGAGGACCGACTTCTTCTGCCCAGGTTACAGGATCTAACCGTGCATTCCACAATAAAGTGTCAGGTGCAGTTCCTATATTCCAGGAAAATGAAGTCAAATAAGATTCTCGCTTGGCTATCTCTCGAATATTCATAGGATCTGATGGACCAATGCCCGAAATTCTTGGATCAATGGTCAGTTCCTGTTTGTCATCGACAGTCAACTTTTGTGCATTATCAGGCACATTAGTTAAAGCTAAAGAACTTACTTGCTGAGGTCTAAATGGTTCAGGTGCTTTTGTAATTGCTGGACGACAGTAACCAAATATTTTCGCCATACTTGCAACAGCTCCAGCCCCAATCTCTGTGGCTAAAGCGAAAGGTCCGATATATGGTACTCCTTTCAAGTAAGCAGCGAATTTAGCAACTGAAGTTGCAGGTCCACTAACCATGCCAGTCTTATTAGCTTCTTCAATTTCACCAGATTGAGGAGCCAACGTGTCTTGATCAACGGAAGTCAAGACACTCATCGAAACATCTTCAGCCCAAGCAAAAACAGTAACTGTTACTACATCAGTAGCACCATTAGCATGTTTCAATTGGTTAAGAGTTCGGAAGTAAAGAGTACCCATTTCACTCCATTGTGACTCAACTACCTCAAAATAATTCTGATAGTTAAACATAGGTAACTTCATCTCTCCCCCTGTCGAGACAGTCGGATTTAGAAATATATGTGGTTGCTGTGAAGCTTGTACTAAATCTGAACGGATTAATGCTGCATTAGTGGACAGCGAATCATATCCATCGAAAGGGAGATAAGTCACTAACATGCGGCCATATTGAAAACCATTACCGTTGATGACAACTTTTACCTTCAAATTTGCTTTGAGAAGGTTATAATTGTTCAAACGATTAGATACTCTTGGGTTATCAAAGTACAAACTCCAAGGATCCAAACTAAAGTTCAAATCAGTACTGGTTGACCATTCCTCTTCTGCGATCTTAATTGGTCGCGAAAAGAAATTTGCTAGTGAGGCATCATTTGCGTCCTGCATAGAACGCGTGGAGTCCATAGCTGAATCTACGTCATACATGTAAGGATCGTGCTGATCTGAAAATTGCACGTTCTCATATGTGGCTTCATTACCGACTTTAAAAATGGTATTGTCGGACGTAGTAGCATCTCCGCTCTGACACTCAAGAACCACACACGCTTCATACAAAGTAGGTAAGACAGTACTGGAAGGAATTTCAACGTTATCGAAAATTGACACACGTCTTCCTAACTCCCATCTATGTTTATTCCATAACTTGTCGAAACGATTCGGGTTTATTTTATATTTTCTGAGGTCAGACAAAATTTCAAAAATTGTTGGGTAAGTCAGATACCCACTGTTAAATGTAAAATTTTTAGTAAGCGATATTTACAATCCCTAAGCGTTGCTCAGCGCGAAGGGTGGTGCTGTTTACATGAGCTGACCAAACTCTCCCCTAAATAGGGGTATTCCACGGGGGGAACGTCATACATGTGCAAAGCCTAACTTATATATACAAAAGCGCACGAATATTATACAAAAATTGGTATCCATATACACACAATCAATTTTGCTTTCCCGTAGGGCCCAGACTGACAACTGGGTGAGTAGATTAAAGCTCTACTCCAAGCTTACGAGTTCTTCTTCTTCCTCTAAATCTTCTCCATAGTACTTATGACGCCAACGATTAACTCGTTTGTCATAGGAGATTTCGAGGGCAGGACAAAGGTGTTCGATTTCACATTCTTTAGCAACCTGCTGGAGTTTCTCTCTTCTATCATCAAACACTTCACGACCGTAATAAAACCAATCGTGTAAAGAACTTTCAATGTTCTGAGCGCTGTGCATAGCAAGAGTGAGCTCCTTAGATAACAAATGTGCATGTAATCTTTTGAAGATGGAGTCTTCAGACAAAAGTCCTACTTTTCTACCAAGGTCTTCATTAAATACACACTTTCGCTTCAAGAAATCAACATCCTTCTCTGTCATGTAATGAGTTGGTGTTGATTCTTTGTCAGGCATAGTGAATTTCATGTCATGCTCAGCTAAGAACTCAGCATAGGTGATATGTGTAAACTTTCCGCACTCAGCGGATATAGTTCCAATAACATCATCACCATAAGTCAAGAAAGCACAGTTCTCTTTGAAGTCCTTTTCAGGATAAATCGTAAAGAAACTGCATCTCAACAACAATGAATTCACAAGTGAATTGATAATAACTGTTAAATTTTGTCCCGAAGGATTAGTTCCAAACAATTGTAATAAGTCACCGTTATATGCCATGACAGGGTAGACAACCTCATGCACCATCATTTCCATCAACTGAATATCTTCTGGTGTATAGCCATCACACTTTCGTGCAATGTCAATGAGAATGTCAAAAGCCGCAATAGTTACCTGAGCAGGCATTCGAACATCGTATTTACTGTAATCTCCAGCTAGTACGCGTTCACTGCCTTTACTCATTGCAGCTTCCCAAAGCTCATCCCACTCCAATCCTTCCGCATTAACGCCAACAGCGCATTCAAAAAGAATCGGATTCATCTGGATAATTCTGACAATTGGAAGAAAATACATCCTAATTAACAATTGAAGAACTAGTGGTGCACTTTGAAATACACGCACTTTGTCTTTCGTCATCTTGGTTGCTTCATCTTTCAAACATGACTTCCAAATCATGTAGCATCGCTTTCCTTCCTTAAGGATAGCAACAATTTTGTCAAATTCATCCCACACTTCGGGTACAAAAGTGCGAGGTTTACCACTTTCTGGATAATCAGCAGGATCCAAATCAATTAAGAGAGGAGTCTTACTTCCAGTTAGAGGAAAGCCGGGAGAAGATGAGAAGTTCATAGCATCAATGAATTTGACACCAGTTAATCCACTAACAGTGGCGACTCTCGACAATGGCTTAGTCTGAAACAATTCTGGGATACGTTCTTTCAAATCAGTAGATAAAGACTTGATAGAACTGACAGATTTAACCAGAATGCTTCCAAGTGGTAAACTTGGTACAGCTGCATGAACAAGTGTAGCCTGATAAGGGTATCTTCCCTTCCCTTTCATCTTAGGTGGACCCCATTGCTGGGGTACATTAAACACTTTAGCAATTGAATCTGAAATGATAGTACTAGATACATTGCTGTGAGGTGTAGCCTTACCACCAACTTGTCCATAAATATCAATGCAAGCTCCCTCGGTCAAGAAGTTCACAGCACTCTTGGGATGAATAGTTGTTCCTTCAAGGATTTGTTTGCCAAAAGTACTGGCAGGAAAATCTCCCATATTAGGTAACAAATGTCCGCTTGATGCAGACAAAACAACTCCATCGGTTTGAGCGAGTTCTTGCAAAGCCAAATCAATCTGGTCACGAGTCAAAGTACCACAACCACCTAGTTTCCCTTTTCCACCAAGGTGAAATCCCATAATTAGGGATCCCTTAGCATCACTGATAACTGGTGACATGCACATTCCATTTTGCGTTTCAACAGGCAAGTCGTAGTAACTTCCCATGAAAACGCAATGAGTGTGAGCAACACTACTTGATCCTCTAAATAACATGGGGATAGCACGCAATGTTGTGTCCATAATATCTCGTGTAACGAGTTTAGCAGGACTCCTTTTCAATAAGTTTCCCTCAGGCAAAAATTTTCTCATATCCTTCATTGAACCTCCACTAGTCATAAAACAAACAGTGAAGTCAGTTCCGGGAATTTGAACGCTGAAGCCTTTAGAAATCTTGTCTCTGAAATAGCTGCCAACTTTATCCTCACCAGTTTTGTAACAGCGAACAGAAATATCTCTATCTCCATGTTCACGCACAAAATGGGTTGGAACCAGAATGAAATTTGAAGTAATGTAAAAACCAAGGGTAGTCTTGTTCATATCAGACACAATACCGATCAAGTTTGTTCTCATTGCAGAGGCCAAATTGTCAGCAGTTGTAGTCTTTGACGGTTCAGACATAGGGAGAGAAGTTGTCTCAGCTACAAGCCAAGGATTCACTCGATCATTTCTTTCATTGATTTCTTCAATACTTTCGGGACTCAAGCCAGTCTGCGCGTCAAGTTTGACATAACGACTACGCATAGTGGCTAAAATGAGCCCAATAGCTCCGAGTCCAATAATGGCATATTTGAACTGCCATTGAGACACGAATGTGTTGACTACATCTTTCAACTCCAAAATCCGATTACGTACAAGATTCTGATAAGTTTGAATAGTAGCACAAATGTACCAGTAAATCGCGCCAATGCAGAGAAAAATCCAAGCAACGGATAAGCGCGGAAATTGTAAGCACAAAATCAAACACATCATGAACAAGAAACTACTTCCGGTAATCAAAGATTGCCTCAAATCATCACGCCAGAATATCAACCCAAATTTGAGAATTTTAGGATGACAAATGAAACGTTCAGGTATAAAATCAATTCTTTCCCACCAACAGCAAATGTGGTTGGCAGCTAGAATACTAGATGTAGTGGCTTGTTCATAAGCTCTTTGAAGGTTTTCAGCCTTCTGGTGGAACCACCCAAGCTTGACTCCGGAGTAATAATCCCATTGTCCTGCATGTGGTTCCAAAATAGGGGTTTTGTCTAATACCGGTGCGCAATCACAGTAACACATTTTACAAACTTCACATGGTGCAGGTACCTCTTCTTGATTAGAGAGATACTGTCCTTGTTGAGTAAAGTGTTCCTTAGATGTAACTTGCACCCACCTCAAATACTCTTTTACAGAAACATCAGTCATAATGCGACCCTCAAAAATAACAGGGGTCATGGCTTCCATGCTTACATGTCTCTTATTCTGAGCAGTGTAGCGACGTACAGTCAATTTCCAAACATCAGGACAAGCAGTTTGACCGAACTTCTCGATAATCTTTTGGGAGTCGAGAATTCCAGCCTCACAAAACTCTTCCTTCGGAATAACTTTTACGTGATACATACGTCGAAGAACAGATTCAGGTTCATTAGAATATTTCGCGGCGTTCAAGTGTTCAATATTGGTAGACACCATACAAAAGTAAGGATTCAAAGAAACCTTTCCTTTTAGAAAAACATCTGCCATGGGAGCCAGATATTTAATATTGTTAATCACTTGAATCAAGCGGTAAGCCGGCGAAAAATCCATAAAGTCTTCTTTGGTATTAGCAAAGTCATCAAAAATAATGGCATTGATGTGAGAACGCACAGATGAAGCAAACTTGTCATTGTCTGCCCATGTGGCAATTCGATCTTTCTCAGCACTCAAACCATTGTAGATGAGTCCAGCATTTACAGTCAAATTTGTCAAGGAACTTTTTCCACAACCGGATTGTCCAAATAAACTGACGGCAAAAGGGGCGATCCTAAGACCACCACGTGTTCGCAATTGTACAAATTCAGTGAGATTGTCTCTGAGTCTGTCCATTCGATCTGAAACATACTTCCTTTCGAAAGTTTGTGATCGTTTGATAAAACTCAAGAGATTATCTCCCAATTCAATTGCTTTGTTGAGGCGATTTTCGTATTCATTGTCATCAATATCAGTGTACTCTCTCAAGTTCCCGGCAAGGGCATAACCATGCCAAGATCTGATTTCGTTATACTGACGATCAAACTCAGAGACCTTGTCATCTTCCATAAAGAAAGCTGAAACATCTCCAGTTTTAAATACACG